CCAGTCGTATAGGTAGCTCTGCCCAAGACGGATGACGTGATCCTGCAAGCCGACATGGACATGGATCGTATCGAGCCGGGATATGTCACCGTGGATGGTCACCACACCGGAAGCAGGCTTACCCCGGTGGCGGTAGATGATGTTCGTCACCAACGTGTGCCTTGCGCGGTTCTCGTTTAGATAACGGGCGAGGATGTTCACTACATTGACGACGCTGCGAAGGTCAACAGGCTGGGCGCTTCTATGAGTGCGCATCTCTTGGAGAGTTGCGTATAGGAATTTTTTCAGGGCCTCTTCATCGATATCCGTAAAGCCAAGCTGGTTGGCGTATCGGGTGCCGAGAAGCAAGCAGGCCATGAGGGATATCCAGAACCGTTCATCCGGTACCATCCCGACTTCCTGCCCGATCTGGGCGGACAGATACTCCATGTCCTTATCGATCTGGTCGATGTTACTTCCGAGGTAACTTGCATATTGCAAGCCGACCTGACCATAGTTGTCATGGAGCTTGGACAGAATGCGTTGCGCCACGGTCGCATCGATCTGGCCCGGGCTGTTTGGGCCAGCCTTGGGGACCGTGTATTCAAACACACGGTATAGCCCTGCCGTGGTGGCTCGGGTGCGGTAGGCAACGCTGTCCATAAGGCTTTCGTTCGAGGCGGATACCATGATGGTCTGCCACGTGCCGGGGGTGCGCTGGGTGACCTTGGAAGTCATCCGGCTCTTTTCCTTGCCGAGCGTGAGGCGGAACACGGTGTCCACGAAACGCTTGGTGTCTTCCTCCGACTTCAGTTCGTCCCAATAGACCGGCAGGGAGCGGAGTTCGCCGAGCTTGTTAAGGACCGAGTTCTGTGTGTCGGAAAGAGACTGGATGCCCTTAACCGGGTCACCCCATACCGCTTGCGCCACCTTCATAGCGGTAGACTTGCCGATGCCGCTCTCTATCGAGTAGGCCGACATGAGCAAGCCAGAGTGGCCGGTGAAGCGGACAAGGGGGGCAGCGAAGGCCGAAGCGAGGATTGCGTCTAGTGCTGGGCGCTTCTGGTCCGTGACCATGCGGGCGGCTTGCAACCACGGCTGAATGTCACCTTCAGGCGAGAATTGACGCTGAAGCTCAGGGTCGGTGTTGGAAGCGATTTCCTTGCCGAGAGGGGTGTGCAGGCTGCCGCCATAGACAAAGCCCTTGGTGCGGCCATTGCGGACAAGCCAGCCGAACGGCACCGATGTGACGATGCTATCCTTGGTGGTTTGAAGCTTGGTGATCCACGCCATGAAAAACTCCGTCAGATTGTTGAACCCACGCTGCCCGTTCAGGACCATGAAACCCTGTTCCTGTAGGACCTTCCTCATTTCGGACGTTCCAATGTCTTTGCATGGTACGCTGATCTGCGAAATTCGACCGAACTCTGTTTCCGTGGTGAAGTTGAGGGACCACGGGTCTCTCTGCATCCACGGATTGATCATGGGATACCGGGTCACCGGCAGCCATGTCGTGGTGCCATCGTCTTGATGATGGGCGTAGAGGATAACGCCGGTCGGCGTGCGCAGATACCCCTTGGGTAGGTCTGGGTCTTGTTGACCCACTCCCGGGACCAGCAAGGGGGGCTGGGCGGGCGTTTGGGGGTTGGGTGGTGTTGTATTGGCACCCGGCGAGGAAGTTTGCGCGTTTTGACTTTGATTTATCGAAACTTGGGCATTGGCCGCTTGCGCTGCCGTTGTTACCAGCGTGGTAACGTTTGCCTTCTGTCCGAAATGCAGGGGTGATTTGCCTTGCCCGAAATGTGGGCATGTCTGGCAAGACGTGCACCCGCTGGCTGCGATGGCCGAGCACTGCGGCCACCCAAGGTTCTTGGTAAGCTTTTCCTGTAGCTTCCGATCATAGAGTTCATCGGTCTCCCCCGGCCCATAGTCGATGTGGCCGGACGCCATACGGTGTGCGTCACCCCTGCCGCCCTCCGTGAAGGTGGATATAAGGGTGGTCAGGTTCCACAACGGGTTTTGGAAACCGGCACCGCCAGTTGCCAGAGCTTCAGCTATGAACGCACACTCGTGCACCAAGCTATCGAGCTTTACCGGCGCGATGTTGGAGGTATCGATGCCCGCCGCCAGTTCTGAAAGCCCGGGGATGGGCGTTCTAGGCGGCAGGAAGACCATGCCAGTGTTGTGCATAGTGTACGGCACCGGAACCTTGTAAGGCTCAAGTATCGCCTCGATCTTCTCATTGGCATAGTCATACTCGATGATGTTACCAATCGTGGTAACAGGGCGCGGCGGGTTGTATTTGTGGTTGGTCGTTCCGGGGACGCGCAGGACGCGGGCGGCGTCGATGGTGCAGGCGCTATCACAGCGCAGCCCATGCCGCTTGGTTGCTTCTGCCAGAGCGTATGCCAGAGGCATCCACTCGGCGACCGTGAGAGGCTTTACAAGGGTCCAGTACACATGGAACCCACCACCAGACGATACAATGATGGTCGGGCGCGGCAGGGAGGTTGCTTTCAGGAAGTCAACCAACGCCTGCGAAAACTCTTCCTTGGACCCATAACCATGGTCGCCATCTTTCAGATCGATATCGATGAAGATGGACTTCAGCTTAACCGCGTTCTCCTGCGAGCGGACGGCCTTCAGGGTGACGAACCCGCGCGAGCTTATGCTTTGTTCGGCGTAAGACTGTGTAGACGTGCAGAAATAGATATCCTTGGCGTGGGGAGCCGTGTTCGCCCAGTTGACCTGCTTTACGGCTTCATCCAGCGACCGACACGCCCTGCCCGCCCACGGCAACCTTACCTTGCCGTTCTTGTCCCTCTTTAGCGTGGAGGGGTCTTTTGGTTCAAAGGTGTAATGGATGTTAACGTAGGCGGTTTGCTCCCCCTCTTGCGGCCATGCCATTACACGGGCCAAAAATATTCTCGTTATTGGTATGCTCATCATCATAGTAGGCGAGGCTCCAAGTTAAAAATGGCGGGCCAACAAAAGCCAGCCCGCCAGTCTTCGCGCTACTGGACGGGCATTATGAGGGGAGCAGGTTCGCCAGCATTTGGTCCAGATTGGCCTCGAAATCGGAAGCCACGTTCTGGGTATCAGTGGGTTGCGATTGCTGTACCTGCGGCTGGCTCTGCTGTACCTGCGGCTGGCTCTGCTGTACCTGCGGCTGGCTCTGCTGTACCTGCGGCTGGCTCTGCTGTACCTGTGCCTGTGCAGCCTGTGCAGCCTGCCCGTTCCCCCCAACCGGCGCTGCCGCACCGAAGCCGGTCATAATCGTGCCGTTACCTTGCGTGGTAACTGCCTGCTGCTGTTGCTGGACCGGCTGTGACTGCTGGACCGGCTGGCTCTGCTGGACCGGCTGGCTCTGCTGGGCGCGGGCGGCGTTCTGGGCGGCGAGTGCTCGGGCTTGGTCACCCACCGACTGCGGCGGCTGCTCGAACACCTGTTCCGGCGAGGCTGCGGCGGCACCGGGCGTTTGGGTGAACTCGTTCTCCGAAAGGATGCGCTCCACGGAATGCCCGTTGCGCATAGATAGAACAAGGTCGGCTTCGGTGTCATTCAGCGGGCGGATGGCGTTGAAGACAAACTTCGGATAGCTCTCTGCCGCGTCAAACGAAATGCGCGTGGCCACCGAGCAATAGGGATACCCCATCTGGTTCATCTTCTGGCCGTACATAGCCAAGTCTTGCAGCGATGCAGCTGGAACGCGCAGGAGCATGGGTCCGCCGAATAGCTCATTGGCGATATCCGCTTGCGGCACCACGGCAAGGCGCTTGCTGTCGGAGCAAGCCTTACCCGCTTTACCTGCCGGGGTAATGCGTGAACCCCATTGGTTATGTGGGCAGAGGGCGCAGGTGTCGCACTGCTTCTTTGCCGAAGTCGGTTCGGGAACAATGCCATTGTTGGAGAAACAATCCGGCGCGGCGTTCGACCCCTCAACGTATCCGTGCTCGTACCATATTTTTGATACGTGCTGCGAAGACTTCAGGATGACGACTTCGATGGAGTGGCGCGGCCCGTCGCCGTCTTCACGCATAAGCTGCGTCTCTTCACCCCGGTAACGGATCGACCAGACTTTCCCCTTGTATCCGATGATCCCGAAGGAACTTTGAATGCCCGATGACAGATCGTCAACCACCGGGGTTCCAGCAAATTTGGTAGACACTGCCCCGAAATTATCGGGTACGATCAATTGTGACATTTGTTTCTCCTTGCAAGATTTTGTGTTTACTTCGTTTAAGGCGGGTTGTCAAGAAGTTGATAAACTTTCAGGCCCGCCTTACCCCCACTTGGTGGGTAACTGTGAACTTCACCCCCGGGGGAAGCACCCCGTTCTCTTGGGCGAAGGCATCGACGGCAGTGGAATTTGCCCTGCGGTCAAGCAAGTCCCACAACTCCTTTTCGATGACAAAGCTCATGAATGCATCGCCGTCTTCCAGCGAAGCGCTCTTCCGGCTGGTCCGGTAAACAGTGCCGTGTTTCGTCTTCACACTGTCGCCGCCGATCTTGGTCAGATGGTCCAACAGAAGGTTGTTCAGCCCTTCCAGCGTTTCGCGGAATGGCTTCATCTTTTCCTTGTGGGCGTCATCCAGTTCCTTGATCTTGTCGCGAAGGCGGACGTATTGCGCAATGCGGTCCTCGATAGGAACCTGCTGCGGGGCTTGGGCTTGCTGTGCTTGGTCACTCATGGCGGTTTCTCCTGTTTCAGTTCGACTGTGCCAGTATCCTTGTATTTACCTGCTCATAGTAAGGCGCGTCCAATTCTGACCGGCGCTCTATGAGCACTTCAAGTGTATCGCAGTGCAGATATCTAAAGTCGGCACAGTTGTGATATGTGTTATACCCTAACCTCTGCCGGTAGACCTGCGCGGTAGGAATATATTCTGCCCCCAACAATGCTGCCCGAGCGTAGTGTTCTTCGTCGGTCATGGTTACCTCGCTAGGTAATCGGGTTCTGCATGGTGGCGTCGGCGAACATCCCAAGGAAGGCGTCTTGAACCTGCTGATTGTTCTGCAACAGCTTGTATATTTTCTTCTCAACCGGTGTGGACTGGAAGTGAAGGATAAGTTGCTTGTTCTTCTGACCGACACGGCGGATGCGGGCGTTCGCCTGCTCGTAGATTTCGAGCGACGTGACAGGGCCAAACCATACGATGGTGTTAGCGGTTGTCAGCGTGACGCCATGCGCCAAGCACTGCGGATGCGCGACCAGAACCTTGTACTTGTTCGTGTTCTGGAAATCGTGGAAGATGGTGGACCGCAGCCCTATCGCTGTTTGCCCCGACACGCATGTGTGATCGATGTTCTCTTTCGTTAGTGCGTCGGAGATGCCGTCCATCGCATGGATGAAGGGGACGAACACAAGTACCTTATGCTCGGCCTCATCTATGGTCTCCACCAATGCTTCCACACGCGATGCCCCGTCCAGAGGGACAACGTTCCTGTCCTTGTCGTACACCCAGCCGGTCGCCACCTGAAGCAGCTTCATCATGACGGCCCCGGCATTGGCTGCCGTAATCTCACTCGTGCCAACAGCAGCGTGACAGGCTGCGGCCAGCGCCTTGTAGACGTTGGCCTGTTTCTTGCCCATCGGTATGTCTTTGGTAATAGTTACCAACTCAGGTAACTCCTGCACGTCATCTATGGTGAAGCGGACGGCAGGTTGCATGACACTGTAAGCCGTCTCCACAGCGTTCGGCTTGGGGACGTATTTGAACTGTGTCAGTCTGGTCAGCACCTTGTCGCGGAAGTGCGTAAAGAAGCGCGGGACGGTGTTCGGCGTGACGATCTGGCACTGTGCCCAAACATCCGTGGGCGAGCGCGGCATGGGGCTTCCCGTCATGCCCCACAGCCATTCGACCTTCTCACCTATCTTCTTCATGCTCTTGGTGCGCTCGCTCTTGCCGTTGCGGTAGACGGCAAGCTCGTCAAGCACGATCACACCAATATTACCGTTGGCAATTTCCTGCATAATATCGTCGTGCAGTAGCTTCGCGCCATCGTGGTTGGTGATGTATATTTCCGCTTCCGGGTCTTTCAGAAGCGCCACCCGCTTTGCGCGGGATGCATGGTGAACAACGTTGACCTTGCGATGGGGCAAGGTTTGGAACACCTCCCGCTGCCACGTGAACTTCAGGGTCGATAGCGGCGCGATAACAAGAAGTTTCTTTGCCAGCCCTTGCGAGTAGAGATAGTCCCACGACCACAGCGCGGCGCTCGTCTTGCCGGTCCCCATGGAGTTGAGGACATAGGCCCTCTTGTTCATGGTCAGAAGGCCCGCCGTCTGCCTCTGTGCGTCGAACGGCTTGAAGCGCCCGGGCCAGTCGTAGTGGGTCAGGATCGGTGCCGGGACCGTGTACCCCATTGTGCGCAGTAGAAAGCACTCGGAGGGTAGATGCGGCACCAGATGGAACTCTTTACCTTGCAAGGTAACAAGCCGTGCGTCGGGGAACATGTTCGCCACGACTTCGGCCTTCGGCACGACAAGCATTTTGTGCGCCGCGCTTACAAACAACTCAGTCATTCGTCACCTACCGGTGTGCATGTCCAAGTGGTGTCAGTGCACACAGACACGTTGAACTTTTTGCGGCACTCGGAACACGTCTCTTCCGTGTATCCCATTTCGTCGTAATAGATGGGTTCGTCCGCCGTGTACTGAAATCCGCAATAGGGACACTGCGGCCCAACTCTGGAATATGTCTCGGTCATTTTCTCACTGCCAGCGCAAGCCATGCATCCAGTTCGTCATAGGTGTCTGTGTCCGGCGTGCCGTCGATGATGAACACCTTCCCCCCGGCCAGTGAAGTTGTCCGAACGCGGTGCTGTTGTCTTGGGGTGAGCTTCCCCTTTGGGGCTTTGGTTTCTATGGCGACGAACAGACCGCAAAC